GTCCTTCATGTTCTTTAGTTTTTGGTTGAAAACGTCAGCTTGCCCACCTGTCAATGCGAGAGCTGCGATCAGAGCCTCTTTACGTCCGAGCATCTCGGAAAGAGCGTCGCTGCTCCCTCCGACGGCGGCGCTCATCAGGGTAAGTGATTTTTTCAGGCCAAGTTGCTTCACCATGAGACTGGCAGACTCGAATCCAAGACCCTTGACAACCGATGCCATCTTCTTCGATGGCTTGGAGACGGCAACCATGACGGATGCGAGCTGCGTCGAGACCTCCGCCGCGTTGCCGGTGACACCTGTCAGCGTGGAGAATCCTGTGAAAAGTTCCGCCTGTGAAATATTGAGAGCGGCGGCAATAGGAACAACGCGACCCATCGAAGCGGCGAGTTCTGGGAATGTTGTCTGGCCATCTTTAACGACCTGGAAACTCATGTCGCCGATCTTCTTGGCCGCGGCGTCACTGGTATCCCCGTAGCCTTTCGTGACTGCCGACACAAGCCCGAGGGAATCTTTTACGGTGGCAATGCCCGCCTTGGCCATTTTCGCCGATAGATTCAGCTTCTCGAAAGGATCTGAAACCGTGCCAAACGCCGAGAGCGTCTCGTACAAACCGCCCTGAAGATCCTTGGACGCCAAGCCAGTCTCGTTGGCAAGGTCCATCACTGACGTCTTGAATCCCTCGAGACGCTTTCTCTGCCCCGGGATCAGTGTTCCGATGTTGGCCATGCCGCGATTGAAATCCATGGAGGACTTGATCGATAGGACACCAGCAGCCGCTATTGGAGCAGTGACGAACCGGTTCATGGTCCCGCCGACAGTTCGGAACTTGCTGCCCATCTGGCTCGCAGAGTTGGCGAGACTGTCGAGACTCCGTTTTGTTTTCTTGGCTTTGCGGTTTGTCGCCTCGAGCGCCCGGGCTACCTTACCGGCCCCACTTACGCCAGAGGAGGCCAACTTATCGAAAGATTTCGTCGCCTTATTATTCGACTCGACAACCTTTTTCATGCTCCGGTCCATCCGGGCCATTGCGTTGTAAACGCGGTCCGCAACGTCCGAGAACTTGTCAACTGCTTTAATGTCGTAGGCGATTGTGAAGGACATTATTGGGTCTTTCTAGCTTCTAGGCGTTGGATTTTAACGGCATCATCCATAACGTCCCACAACTCCGGAAGAGGTAAATTCTGTGCTTCGGAATAACTCAAGCCCCCCCGCATAAACCGGCAGAGCTTGAGTATCTCCAAATCTATTTCTCGCCATCCCCGCCCTGTGTCAGGGACGCTAGCAAAAAAGTGATCACGTATTCACCAAACATCAGCTCGGCATCCTCGAATGAGAGCTCATCAAACAGGGAAGGAGTCAGGCTGACACCTCCAATAGTCCCGCATCCCGCCGCAAGCATCTTTGAGAAGTCGCTGAACAGTTCGGCAAAAATGTTGTCATCGGCATGTTGGGCAACCGATAGTAGCGTGATCAGGTCCCCGCCAGTCATTTTGGCAGAAGAGGTGCCTTCCGATTGTTCCGACTTTTCCTCCGCCTTCTGCCGGCTTGCCTCCCTCTGGCTGGATTCGGATTGTTGCACCATGGTTGACGCGCAACGCTTTTTGATTCGACCAGCCTGGACGCAGTGTTTCGCAGTGGGGGCAATCAGAACGACATCAGCGACATCGTCCTGTTTTGTCCCACCAACGGCAACGCTGATCGGATCTTCCAGCGTGAATTCAATTTCTCGTACTCGTGACATGTTCGTTTGTCCTTTGTTGGTTGTAATCGTAACTACCGATTAGATTGGGGGCTGAGATTTCCAGTCAAGAGAGATTTTCCCCTCGACGCCAAGTTCGACCTCGTAATTATTTACGACCGAAGCCTGGTTGAAAACGCGATTGAACTTTTTACCGTCCTTGGTTTTCCCATCCACCTCGACAACGTTGTCTCCGGGGTTCTTTTTCCACCCACGCGCAAGGTCAATATTGGCGGGGGTGTTTGGGATCTCGAAACTTACCATGCCGACTTTGTCGGTGGCATCGTCAGAGACTACGAGTTCGACCCCTCCGCCACCGATGGAGATTGCCGAGACACTCGTCTCGCCCTCACCCTCATCGAATTTCGCAGAGTTTGGGATGATCGCAATAGGGTTATTATTGACCTTGACTGAAGGTTTTGAAATTCTGAAAGCCATGATTTACCCCTTATCCATTCACGCTAAAGGCGATTTGTATTGTTCCGATGATGTTTCGAAGCTGCACAATCGGTGGTGTTTTACATGAGAAAAGCACTGTCCCGGCTACCGTGTTCAGCGTTATAGACAGGTTTTCAACGAAGAAATTACGAGCAGCCTCTCCAGCCTGGAGGAGGACGTAGGCCTGACCAGAGAGCACGCCGTAATATCGGATCAGTTTCGTCTCGATGGAGAGCGCATTGTTCATATTTCGATTCGGGAGGAGATCTCCCTCGGTCAATCGAGACTGAGCGCAATCCTTCTTCAGATTGTTAAAAAAATACTCTCTGACTTGGGACATCGTATCGACGTAGTTGAGGAACTCGAATGAGGGGTCCGGGTTTCCGGCGATGTCGGTCTTGTAGGTGGTTTTCACCTCACCGACAATCGTTTGGTTGCCCGCCGTGTTGTTCCCGATGGTGTAACCGCCGGCAGTTTTGATTGTTTCCTTCTCCGTCGCGGTGAAGCCAAATGACTCCTCCATTACGGGGATGGGCAGTGGAGAATTGAAATATGGTAGAGAGGCGATTGCGGGGCCGCCAATAGTGTCAGACGGTCCGCCAGCGCCGTTGACGAATTGGGCGATGTTCGCATCCTGAGAAAGTCGGAGAGCATGAAGCCCGCAGAACATACAGTTCCTACCGAATAGAGTTTCCCTGATTGCTGGCCCCTTGTATCCCGAGGTAGATTCCATTTTGTCGAACTGGTAGCAAAGCGTTTTCGCGTTCAGCAGTTCAAGTGCGGTCACATGGTTCGAGGCCGTGTCGGCGATGCACACGAACCCAACACCATCCTTGACCGCGTTGTTCACGTTCCAACGAGGCTCGAGAAGATCCGTCAGTCCAGATGTTCCGTAAGTGCCAGGCCACGAAATTGTCTGGTATCGTTTCTCACCGATGACATCGAAGACAGTTGTGAGGGTCGGAATGCCAGTTCCACCGGTCATCCCAGTCAGGGTATAGGTGATACCTGGGACGGTTCCAACGATCTCGAGGCCAACAAAGTTCCCTTCTGTGCCGTCATTGTTCGCGGTGATGTCAATCTGCTCCGGAGTGCCACCGTTCACAGCGACAGTTGCGAGGCATTTTGTCAGTGATGCGTAGGCCGCGGCGAATGCCGTTGCAACCTGTGCCGGTGTATCACTCTTGGCAACTGTGACGGTTGCTTTCCCGTTGCGCTCCGATCCGATCCGCACCGTGTACTGTCCAGCCTTCGAGGCGGTTGTCCCGGCAAAGAGCGCGGTCCCGACGGCTGCGTCACCGGTCGGATCATCGAGAAAGATCATATCAATCGGGGTGACCTTGTTTACCGTCCTGAAAGCCTCGTATCCGTCGAGAGCAATGGAGCCGAGACCGGCGAGAGTTTCAATGTCATCAACTGAAACATTGGTATAGAGCTCCCCGGCAGTCGCCGTCCCCGCTGCCGTCATCTGAGCAGGCAGAAGGAACGCCTGCGCAACATTCGAGGCTGCGACATTCGCCCCGACGATATTGACTGTCACATTTGGTTCTGAAATTACGGTCATCTTTTTCTCCTAGGATTTCTCATCCATTTTTATGTCGGCCGCTGCTATCACTTCACCATTGTCTGTTGCAGTATTGATGAAATCGATATGTAAATCATTCCATGCTCGCGTTGGAGACCCCTGGTAGGTGTCCACTTGGCTGATTGAGCTCATCTGCTGGAAGCTGAACTCATGCACGTAAAACTTTTCCTGGTATAGGTTCACCCCGTCAGAGACGGGAATGGTTGACGTTCCCTCGCTGTATTTGAACCCTGAGTCAAAACGGGCGCCAAGGAGGCTCCTGAACAGATGCGGGCGCAAATCCTCCATGTCATCACGCTCGGAGAGAGCTGTTGTGCCTGCAACCGGAGAGAACACGTAGAGCACGAATGGGGACAGATATTGAGCATCCCAGTAGTTCAGGCCGCCCTGCTCTGTGTCAATGTCACTCTGTGCCGCGCGGCTCTTGCTCACTGCGTTCTCTCCGAGGACAACGAACCCCCAGAGTTTTCCAGCTGTCTGTTGCTCGTACGCTGAGACACATCGCTGGATTGTAGAGGCTCCACTGATGCGAAACGAGTGCTTGATCTCCGTGTCGGTGGTGATGTCCATCGTAACTTCAGGATCATCGCTAAGTTCGTAGGTGAACGTGTCCGCGTTGATAACCGTCACGCTGTAGAGCCCATCAATACCAACCTCTCTAAACTCCGACAAGATGACATCGGTCAAGCCGGTGTCTGGGAACGTTGGCACCAAAAATTGAAGCCGGTCGATTGTTCCTTCGAGGGTGTACAATCCGTCGACAGAACTGTCTGTCACCGACGAGAGATAGACCTCATAAACACCAGCCTCTTGACCAGTGAGATCGTGAGAGTTCGCAGTCGTCATCAAGACGCCCTCTCCACTGTCGTCGATGTCCGAAATCGGATTGAGGAAAGCGCCACCAACGACCGAGATGATGTTGCCAGTGATGAGGCCGTGGGCAGTTTTCCCGATTGTGACAGTGGCTCCAGAAATTGAAGCCGAGTCAACGGTGAATTTCTCCGAAAACTTGTCTGTGTATTTCGGAAGCTCTTGAATCAGATGGAGGATGATGTCAGAGGCTTTCATCGTCGGGCCTTCCAGGCTTTTACGGTGCGTTCAATGTTTCTCTCAAGTTCGCGCCGTGTGTTCCGCTCGTTTCCTTGCATTGTTCGCAGCAGGTACGACCGGTTCCCCTTCGGATCGCGTTCGTGTTTTTTCGCGTAGGGAGTGTTGGCGCCAAAGGTCAAGATCGAGCCGAACTTCAGAGCGTACCCGAGACTTCTCGCAAGGGCTCCGCTCAGAATGGCCGGTGTCTCTCCTCGTGCAGATGCACGGTGTGAGCGTCCGCGTTTTATAGGTGAGACCGTTTTTATTTTGACGCATGCTCTTGACGGCGTTCTTCTTGAGATCCTTCTTCAGTTCCAAGAAGGCATTTTGAACGCCACGACGAACACGAGCGGGCATCCGTTTAACGTGCAGACGTGTCTTGGCGTTACCTTTGCGTGGAACTACCTTAAGCATGGTTCACCGGGCTATCGGCATCGCCCTTGACGTTGCAATAGAGCACGGCGAACTCGCCGCGTTCGTCGAGGTTGTCAACTTCTACGATGTCATAATTTTCGCTTTTGTACTCGACCCAGAAATTGGATTCGATCCCATCATACCATCGAACGTAGAAGGCGTGAGTTACTGCCTTGTCGAGGTTCGTTGAGTACCAAGACTGGCGGCCCTTGGTCGACTTCATGGCCGCCCAAACCGTCTTGACTGTCGCGAAGCTCTCGCCGACTTTGACCCCTGATGTCGATGGGAGCAGTGAGCGAGCCTTGATTTTGATTCGACGATCAAGATCTCCCGCACAAATCCCACGGCGTGGCACCGGTATCTTTTTACATGCAGGCATCAGATACCAACTCTCAGATCGTTGATCCGGTACTGGCTGTAGGTCATCTTCGCCACCGTGGGCACGGCGCTTGTCGTAGCGACATCAACACCGAACTGCATCCCCCCGGAGCTAGTGCAGTCGCCGCGCTGCGCCCACAGGGCGGAGATGTGTGTGAGTAGTGCGAGTTTTAGGGCTGGCGGAAATTCGTTCTCTTTGTAGCCGGCGACAAATTGGAGTTCGGCCGCGTGCATTTGATTGTCAACCGTGCTCGGCCAATCGCTACCGATGATAGGTTGAACTCGGGAAAAGTCTGGACTTTGGATGATGAGCTGGTTCGCAGACTCGAAGACGGTTTCCACTCCGCCGACCAAATAGGAGATCTCAGTGATTGACTGGAGGGGAGTCTTGCGGACTTGGTACGCCGTCCGGCCCGTCAAAAAGCTGTCGAGGTATCCGACAAAGTTCGATTCCTGGAATGTGCGCTTTGTATAGAGCTCGCCCGATGTGATTGCAGCTCGGATCAACGTCTCAACTTCGAGGATAAATAGCTCGTTGCCATCGCCGGCAATATGGTCATCCCAGGTCAGGTCTGAAGTTCCGTCAACAATCTGAATCGAAGAGCTGGGCCCGACAGTTTTCGACTCGACAAAGGCTTGGCCATTCACTACCGAAGTTCTCACCCCGGAGACCTGGGCTAGAATTGCAGCGGAAACTGAAACCGCGCTGGTAGTCGCCCCGGAGAACGTGACCGTCTGAACATCTCCGCCATCTACAACGAAGCTGAGATTATTCCCGTCCTGGTCTGCGACTGGGTATGTGGTCGAATCGGTCACACTGCCGGCCGTGGCCAACTCGGGATCAAGTTTGAGGTGTCCGATGACGTCGAGAACAGTCACAGGTAGAGGCGCAATTGGCTCCCCCACTCGCTGGTAGTCATAAATTCTCGGGACTGGTCTCATGTTTCACTCCGAAAAAAATGGGTACGAGGCAGACAAAGGACGAAACCGCCCCGTACCCTATGGATCAATTACGCGGGCGAATTCAGAAGATCACCTTTGAGAGCAAGAATAGTCGGGTCCGCCGATGGGTTCACCGTGACAATCCGGACATAGCGCCGTTTTCCAACGTAGCCGATGGTAGCCGTAACGGCGTCGTCGTAGAGGACATAGGTGCCAGTCCCGCCAGCTCCAGCGACTGGGGTGTCCCAAGTCATATCCGTGGTGCCGGTGCCGATGGCGACGGTGGAGCCGGTGCCGTATCCATACGATGTGATCTTGGCCTGTCCACCGGACGCGATGACAGAGCAACCGGTCAATTGGGCGTCCATCTCGGAAACGATGCCAGCGAGAGAGTTCTCATCGGCGGCAGATGCCCATGTGAGATCGGTGGTACCGGTGCCAATGGCAACAGACGAGGAGGTGCCGGCAGTATCAGACGTGATTTTGACGTGGCCGGAGACGACAGCGACGGTGCAGTC